ACACTGCTCAAAGCAAGTTTGGCGGTGCGTCAGCACTGTTTGATGGCACTGGTGATGGGTTAACTGTGAGTGCAGGTGGTTTCAATGTGGGTGCTGGAGATATCACAATAGAATTTTGGGTGAGACATGCAGCAATAAACGATCAACAAGTGTACTGTGATTTTAGAACTAGTTCAAATAATCATTTTATTTTTTATATGAAATCTGATAACAAATTGGAACTTTATGATGGAGGAAGCACTTATACCAGTGTGGTGACCATGGCAGCAAACACCTGGTACCATTTGGCAATATCCAGAAGTGGCAGCAGTCTTAAAGTTTACAGAGATGGCACAGAAGTGATGAGTGCTACCAACAGCAGAAATTTGTCTGACAATAGCACAATAGTTGTGGGATCCAGTATAGATCCCACAGTCAACACCACAAACAGCATGAATGGTCACATGGATGAAATAAGAATCAGCAACACAGCAAGATACACCACTGGATTTACTCCATCAGCATCTGCTTTCACCAATGATGCAGATACTCTATTGCTGTTGCATTGCAATGGCACAGATGCTTCAACCACATTCACAGATGACAATACCACTAGGACTGCTAAAGCTGTCACTTTGACCACCAGCAGTCTCAACACCACAACGAAAAAATTTGGCACAGCATCATTGAGTGTGGATGGCACAGGTGGCGACAGAGCAACCATTCCGGACACTGGAGATGTGGATCTACAGGCAGCACCTAGAACATTTGAATGCTGGGTGTATATCAACTCATTCACCAACGCATCCAGAAATTCACCTGATCATTTACCAAAATTGATGGGACACATGGATCAAGGAGGAAACATTTATTGGACATTTGGACCCAACACTGAGCAAGGCATAAGTTTTTATTACTGGTCTGGTGGCAACAACTGGGTTCATTCTACCAAAAAAGATTTAGTCACAGGTCAGTGGTATCACATGGCATTGATTATCACTGCCACAGGTGCCAAAGGGTATGTGGATGGTGTGGAGTATGTTTCATCTGCTTTGAGCAATACTCCCACAGCAGGCAATACAATATTTTCAATAGGGTCTGAATTCGGTCAATCCATGAATGCCTACATTGATGAAGTGCGTATAAGTCACGTGAACAGATACACTTAATATAACCATAAATATCAAAGGAGAACACAATGACCACATGGCCCTCAGCAACCAAAGCAAGCACCACCAATGTGGATGCAGGCACAGATCAGATCAGTCTGGCCCGAGCAGACATCAAACAGAACATAGACAATGTGAATGATGTGATCGATTATTTGGATATAGGTGCTGCCACTGATCAACAAGTGCTGCATTTTGTGGCAGGCGACAGTGCCACAGTAAGCAAAATTGCACCCACCAGCACCATCACAGGCATAGGATTAAAAAATTACAAAGAAACCATATACACTGGTGGCAGCACCACAGGCACCATCACGCCTGACTGTGCAAATGGCAACACACAAAAAATCACACTCACTGGTAACATCACATTCAACGCATTTGCCAATCCAGTGTCAGGACAGAGCATGGTGCTGATAGTGATTCAACCCAGTTCTGGCACAGCAAGAACACTCACCAGCACAATGAAATTTGCCAATGGATTCAAAACACTCAGCACTGCCAACAGTGCTATAGATATTATAGGTGTGTTCTACGATGGCACCAACTACTACGCCAATCTCAGCACGGCGTTCGCATAATGGCCTTGGGCACTCAAAGAATGTTTGGCACTGGTGGTTCTGCTTCAGGCAGCACAGCAAGAATGACAACCGATCTCACTTACGGTTTTACACAAAATGTTACAAGTACGTTTGAACCCACAGGTTCAATGAATCTTGTGAGCAATGGCACAGGTGTGGTGAGTAAAAAAATAGGTTGGGGGCGTAATCTAGGCACAGGCAATGAGGCCAAAGGTTTTATGTATGTGGCCTTGCCTGCAGGCACCTACAGTGTGATCATGAAGAAAAAATCAAACACTTATTTGTTAACGGGCAATGCTAACGAAACTTGGGATTTTAGAATCGGTGCAGGTCATGGCAGCACTGCAGCAGATAATTTTACATTCACTTCTGCCACCACCAATTTTGCACGTGCAATAGACAGTGCAGGCATTGGATATGTGGAAGACATCACAGTGCATGGCATTGTGGTAGGCACGGCCACAGGCAGCGGCACTGACGACTATGAAATTACACCTTTGCTAGGCAGCACCAGCAGTGGCACATGGTCTGGTTTGGGAGGAACATCACCCAGTGGCATCGGGTATTATGTGGTGCGCACAGGTGCTCCTAATAATATAAGTGTAAATTTAGATGCCAATGTGACCATAATAAAAACAGCATAATCATAATGAAACCCACAACAACCATAAATAAGCATGTTCGAACACAACAACACAACCTTATAAGGAGAAATTAACATGAGTGCAGCTTCCAACGCATTAGAGGTACGCTTGTTGAACCATACATTAAGATATGGCACAGCACCTTACACAGCACCCAGCACCATCTATGTGGCATTGTTCACAGCAGATTCAGCAGGGGATATACTATCAGATCTAGAATCAGGCATTTTTACCAATGAAGTCAGCACAGGTGGTTACAGCAGACAAACAGTAACATTTGCAGCAGCTTCAGCAGGTTCCATCAGCAGCAACAGCACAGTGACTTTCACAGCATCTGGTGGTGCATACGGCACCATAGTGGCCGTGGCATTGATGAGTGCTTCCACTGCGGGCGAATGTCTTTTTTATGGATCTATCACCAGCAAAACTATTGCTGATGGAGATTCTCTGCAATTTGCCAGTGGTGCAATCACAGTTTCTCTAGCATAATATCCACATAGGAGAAAGCATCTGGCAGACATCCTTTACGTCATAGACGGTTACGTCGAACTGGGGTATGTCAAGGCCACCAGAGATGCCTCTCTCAACCTACAGAGCAACCCAGCTGGCGATTGGGCCGGCATGGGCACGTGGGAAGAACCTTTACAAGAAATTTGGCAACCTTTCATTGCAGATGGTGTGAAGGCCTTTGTCAGCACAGCTAATTTTAACACCACCAGCACATTCACCAGCACGCAAAAAGTTCTAACAAGATTAGACATCAATTCGGCCATGACATTTGTGCTGGATACCAGCAGGATTCGCAACAGTCAGGCCAGCTTTGCCAGCAGCAGCACATTCACTGCCAACGTCACACAGAAATTTGCCAGCACAGCTAATTTCAACAGCGTGAGCACATTCACAGCTGATAGCATTGTGGTGAATTTAATCACTGTGGGCATGAACGGCGTGAGCACATTTGTGAGCACACCCATAGTTGCTAAGAATGCCAATTTGAATGTGACATCCACAGCACAAAGCACATTTACTCCCACTGTGCGTGTGCCATTGCCATTCCAAGCTCAATGTACTTTTTCATCTGCTCCTGTGAAAGGTGAATTGGGCACTGCTAATTTTGTCAGTGCGGCCACCATAAACATTCAACCCAACCACATCAAAAGAGTCACACTCACACCCAATGCTATGAGCACATTGTTGGGCACACCAGGGGTGCAATTTCAGAGCACATTGCAGATGCAGGGTTTTGCTGCCACATTGTTTGCAGGTGAATTGTACAAAATTGATCCAGAACGCATTTTAACCATATTGAGTGAGATCAGATCATTACAAATCACCCAAGAAACACGATTATTCAATTTGAATACAGAAACTCGTATAAATATCATTGCACAAGAAACGAGAGCACAACAAATCTTAAACGAAACACGTAATCTGGTGGTTCAACACAATCTTTTGATAGATGTTGCTGGCACACCAAGAGACAGGAGAGAAGGTTAAATGGCCACACTAACAGGATTCAAATCAGACAACACAGGCACATACATCGAAAAGGATCCCTACTCAATCTTGGACTACACTGTGGATTGGACCAATTGGATGCCAGCTGGTGATACCATTGCTACTGTTTCAGTGGTGGTTCAAACCATCTCAGGAGATGCCACACCATTAACATTGGCCTCTACCACCAACACCTCTTATCTTGTGACTGCCAATCTATCAGGTGGCACAGTGGGAAAAATTTACAACGTAAAATATAGAATTATCACTGCCAACAGCAAACGTGATGCTCGCAGCATTCGTATCAAGGTAATAGAAAGACAAGGATAATGAGCGAAGAAACACCCATACAACCTAAAAAAGGTAAAGTGGACAAAGAGTTGGTTTACAAATTGGCCTGCATTCAATGCACTCCAGAAGAAATTGCTGAAGTGGTGGGAATGAAAACATCTGCTCTCAAAAGAAAATTCAAATACATCTTGGCCAAAGGCAAAGAAGCTGGCAAGAAATCACTGCGTAGGGCCATGTGGGAAAAGGCCATCAATGGTGACACTCGTGTGCAAATCTTTTTGAGCAAACAATATTTGGGCATGAAAGAACTGCCAGAAGACACAGCAAACAAAGCACCGTTGCCGTGGAGTGATGAAAAGATATAACCTATGCCATTAAGCAAACCTCAAGAACTTGTTGCTGAAAATAACGCTCGTTTTAGAGTGTGTGTTAGCGGCAGAAGGTTTGGAAAAAGTTATCTTAGTATTAGAGAATTGTGCAGAGCAGCAGCACTGCCAGATCAGGAATGCCTTTTCCTTGCCCCAAGTTACAGAATGGCCAAACATTTGATTTGGGACCAGATCAAAGACAAGTTAAAAAGTTTAAGATGGGTGGATCAAACCAATGAAGCTGAATTAATTATAAGATTAAAATCAGGATCTAAAATCTATTTAAAAGGTGCTGAAAACAAAGATTCATTAAGAGGTGGAGGTTACAACTTTGTGGCCTTGGACGAATTTCAAGACATGGATCCCACTGTGTGGACAGAAGTGCTGAGACCCACACTGTCAGACAGACAGGGCAGAGCACTGTTCACAGGCACACCCAGAGGTGTTGGTTCATTCAGTTATGAAATGTACACCATGGCACAGAGCACCAAAGATTGGGCCAGTTTTAAATTTACCACAGCAGAAGGTGGCATAGTCAGCTTGGATGAGATTGAACAAGCACGCAGAGATTTGGATCTAAAAACATTTGAACAAGAATACAATGCCACATTCAACACATATTCAGGCATGGTGTATTACAATTTCAGCAGAGATGAAACTATTAAAAAAATTGATGTGAGTCACATACCAGAAATACATTGTGGCATAGATTTCAACGTGGATCCATTGAGTGTGGCCATTGCTGTGATTCAAAATCACAATATTTTATTCATAGATGAATTGGTGATGAAAGGCAGCAACACAGACGATGTGTGCGATGAATTGAAAAGACGCTATCCCACTGCAAGAATCGTCATGTATCCAGATCCTGCTGGCAAGGCCAAACACACAGCATCAGGTGGCAGATCAGATCACAGTATACTGAGAAATGCAGGATTTCAAGTGAATGTGCGTCATGTTCACACTCCAGTGCGAGACAGAGTAAATTCTGTAAATAGTAAATTAAAGAACGCCAAAGGAATTCGCAGCATGTTCATAGATCCCAAGTGTCGTCAAATCATCAAAAGTTTAGAAAGACTCACATACAAAGAAGGCACATCAGTGATTCACAAGGATGGTGAGCACGATCACATGGCAGACGCCGTGGGTTACCTTACAGATTTCATATATCCAATCAAACCAGAAGTCACCACAGAACAACCCACACGCTGGGCATTTGGTGGCACCACATCAACAGGGAGATCACAATAATGGCCATTATCAGAGACAGAATAATCAAAGGCAACAACGAGAACCTCAGTGTGGATTACATTTTATCATCACACCCTGCGTTCAAAAGATATCTCAACAGATGGATATTTCTCAGTGATTCTTATGTGGGCGGGTATGAATATTTTTTAGGCAAATATCTAGAACCTTACAATTATGAGAGCAGATCAGATTACGAAAAAAGATTGAGACAGATCGGTTTGGACAATCACGTGAAGAGCGTGGTATCCATCTACAACAGTTTCCTATTGAGAAAAGAAGTCAAGAGAGAATTTGGCAGCATTGCCACAGATCCTCAACTGCCTTATTTTTTAGAAGACACAGATTTGGATGGTAGAAACTTCACAGCATTTATGAGAGATGTCAGTGCTCATGCCATGGTGTATGGCAATGTTTGGGTGATTGTGGACAAACCCACCACAGAGGCCTACACAAGAGCAGATGAATTGCAGCAAGGCATACGACCATATCTCAGCTTGTTCACTCCAGAAAATGTATTGGATTGGAAATACGAACGTCAACCCAACGGTTACTATCAATTGACCTATCTCAAAGTGAAAGAAGAAGTGGTTGATCGCACTCAGTATGTGCGAGAATACACTCCCACAGAAATCAGTGTGTACAAAATCACCGGCGATGATCGCAAAGGCAAGTATGAATACACCATACAGAATCAATTGGGACAAATACCTGCAGTGTGTGTGTACAATCAACGCAGCAACATCAGAGGCATTGGTGTGAGTGCTGTGGCAGATATTGCAGACGTGCAAAAAGAAATATTTGAATTTTCATCAGAGATTGAACAAATTATTAGATTGACCAATCACCCATCGCTGGTCAAAACAGCAGATGTGGAAGCAGCAGCAGGTGCTGGTGCCATTATTCAGATGCCACAGAACATGGATCCCAATCTAAAACCTTATTTGCTACAACCCAACGGCAGCAGCATTGAGAGCGTGCTGAATGCCATACAGAAAAAAGTGGACAGCATTGATAGAATGGCATCACTGGGCGGCATCAGAAGCATAGAATCACGCAGAATGAGCGGCATTGGATTGCAGACTGAATTTCAACTGTTGAATGCCAAACTTTCTGACCTTGCAATGAATTTAGAATTTGCTGAAGAACAAATTTGGAGATTATGGTCACGCTATCAAGGACAAGTGTGGAATGGTATGATTGAATACAGCAGAACATTTTCTGTGCAGGACAAGGCCAATGACATTGCCATGCTGAAGATGGCCAAAGATTCCAACATTGAAAATCCTGCAATCAAAGCAGAAATTGACAAGATGATCTACGAAATTATCAAAGGCGAACCCTATAAAGAATCTTTGGAGATTGAAGACGAAGAAGAATCTGTGACAGCAATTGCAGAACCTGCAGCAACAGTAGTGGAGTTGGATGATGACGCGCAAGATTAATTCACTATCCACGCATGAAAAGATCTGTGCTGAAAGAATGAAGACACTGATTAAAACCATTGATGAAATGAAAACACAACTCAAAGACATGAGTGTGGAAATCAAAGATTTGCGTGTGGACATGAGCAAAGGCAAAGGCGCTATCATGCTGTTGATTATATTGGGCGGAGTTATCGGCACACTGATCAGCATTGTTAAATTTTGGAGATGACCACCATTTGTAAGTGTTGTGCATTGCCCAATCACACTCTGCATTGGCATCAAACCGCAAAAGGTTTTGTGTGTGTAGGTTGCTACTACAATCGCAGAGCAGAACAATCCAAAATAGAATTGAAATATCCCAAAACACCCACCACTCACACCATTTGTGCTAAATAACAGCATCACTGCATAGGCAGGGAGTAGACTCAACTCAAACCAAGAGGTAATATAATGAACGCAGAAAACGCGGTAAAAGACTCTCAGAAAACTGTTCAATCTGAACCTACAAAGGTGCAACAACAGGCGGACAACCCAGACACAAATTCTAAAATGTTGACACAAGAAGAAGTCAACAAGATTGTGGCAGAACGTGTAGAACGAGAAAGATCCAAGTTCGAGAAGAAATTCGGAAACATAGATCCAGATCACTACAAACAACTGGTGGAAGAAGCTGAACAAAAACGCCAAGCTGAATTACAAAAGCGCGGGGAATTTGAAAAACTTTTGAAGGAGCAATCTGAAAAATTTTACAGTAAGATCCAACAATACGAATCAGAACTAACCACTATCAAAGTTGACGGCACATTGTTGTCGGCAGCATCTGAAAACAAAGCAATCAATCCACAACAAGTGGTGAGATTGTTGAAAGATCAGATCAAGCTGAACGAAGCAGGTGCAGTGGACGTTCTCGACAATCAAGGCAAGGTGAGATACGACGATAAGGGCAACCCTATCAAAGTGTCACAGCTTGTGGCAGAATTTCTGGATGCCAATCCACATTTCAAAGCAGCTGGACCGCAAGGTTCTGGCACTGGCAATGCGGTGGGCAAACAGGCGTCAGTGGTTGAAACAGACATAACCAAACTAAACATGAACAACCCTGGTGATCGAGAACAATACAAACAAATTCTCAAAAGCAAGGGCGTTCGCATTTAACTTAAGGAGTTAAAATGGCAGATGAAGCAACAGCGTCGGTTCTATCGGAACTCTACGCAAATATAGTTCAGTCAGCAATTTACACGCTTTCTGAGCAAACAGTAATCAGACCCCTTGTGGCCAATTATGATCTAAGCGGCACACCAGGATTAACAGCACAAATACCAATCTTCCCAGCAGTTTCTGCATCAGCATTAACTGATGGAACTGATATCAGCTCTAACACAGCGTTCAACACCACAAAAGTTGACGTGACTTGTGCTGAAATCGG